AGTCAGAGGAAGAGCTGTCAGCAAGATGGGAAGATTGGTTATGTAATACTTATTCAAGAAAAACAAGTCCTTATAGTAAAAAAACAAGCCCGTATAGCAACAAAACAAATCCATACAGCAACAAAACAAGTCCATATAATAAAAAAGAATCACCTTACAGTTCGGCAACCCCGTCTGTATGCTAAAAAAAATGAGAGGTTATACCACAAAAAGCGAAATAGAAAATTACACTTTAACTGAAATTGATATTTCTTTTAATGACCAAATTGATAACTGGATAGGAGCAATGGAATCTTATGTTGAAAAAGAAACAGGAAGAGTCTTTATCGCAGATGAATCTTTCTCAACCAAAAAATACGATGGAGATAACGAGGATAATTTAATAATAGATGACTGCATTGAAATTGATTCAGTAACCGTTGAAGATAAGGAAGTTGATTATTTTTCTTATCCTGCCAACTCCACTCCAATTACAAAGTTAATTTTAGAAGATGATTATTTTGATAAAGGACTTCAGAATGTAGAAGTTTCAGCAAAATGGGGATACTCAGAAGAAGTCCCTGATGATATTAAGTTTGCAGTTACAGTATTGGTTGCAGGAATAGTAAATGACCAGTCGGGAGAAGGAGTATCTTCAGAAACGATTGGTCCATATTCAGTAACATACAAAGACAAAAAAGAATTAAGTGATTTTGAAAATGTCAAAAAGATATTAGAAAAATATAAAAGATACGATGTCTGTTAATGATTTTTTTAACAATTCGGTAACCGTTGAAAGATTAACCGAAGACGAAGAAGAGGACACAGAAGAATATGGAGAGCATATCACGGATTTAGAATGTTTAATTTATCCTTTAGAAGAAAACTTTGGAACTGATTTAGAAGGGTCTTATGGCAAAGACTTTATTATGATATCTGACATTGAGGATATTTTAGAAGGTGATAAAATAATAGATGAAGACGGATTTGAGTATGTAGTCAAGGGAAAGAGAAACTTTTCTTTTAAAACAACTGACTTAATGGAATTAAGAATAAGGCAAATGCCCGAATCAGAATCATGATAGAACTGAAGATTAAATCAAAAGAATTACCGGGAGTAATAAAGTCAATGGAAGAATATCCAGAAACGATAAACAAAAATATAATAAATGTTTTCAAGGTAATATTACCAGAGATAGAAAAATATGCTAAAATGGACGCACCAGTAGACACCGGAAGATTAAGAAGTGATATAGGTTACAGAATTAACCAAAGAATGATGGAGGGAGTTATATACAACACGGTAGAATATGCATTTTATGTCCACGAAGGAACTTCAAGAATGAGAGCAAGACCTTACATTAAAAATGCGATTAAGGATCAGGGTAGGATTAGAATAAAAAGAGGATTGGAGAAAAATCTATTAAAGAAAAAAAGAGGTTTAATATGATAAAAACAATATACGATAAAATAGTAACATTACTGAAAACGCTTGACGAGATTAAAAAGATTTATGAAAACCCGGAATCAAATCCAAAAGGATATCCTTATGCTTGGGTTGTTTGGGAAGGAAATGAATCACAAGAGCTAACTAATTCAGAGGATAGAATAACAATGAACTTTAAGATAACTCTAGTTCAAGAAAAGCTTGAAGATTTTAAGGGAAGAAAAGAAGCAGAAGAAACAACAAAAGACAGGGCGTGGAAAATAGAAGAGCTTTTTAGAGATAATAATGATTTAGGTTTGAGTAGTGTTTTAAGAGTTTTGCCAACATCAACAACAAAATCTTATGACCCAGACTCAAAGAGGATAATACTGGAAACACTTTTAAGTATTCAGGTCGTAGGAAGTGTTTCTACATAAAAGTCGCTAATAAAATTAAAATAAAAACATGCAAATAGGAAGAAGAAATCAATTAGCAATAGCAATAGAAGATACTGCTGGAACAGCAGAAGAACCAACTCATTTCATTCCTTTTTTAGAGTGTTCTTTAATTGAGAGGCATACTCCAATTGCTGATACTCAAACAAAGGCAATAAGAGATTTAGAAGGTTCAGATTCCGTTGAAGGTAAAAAATGGGGCGAAGGTGATATAAAAGTTGTTTTAGATCCAACGACTTCTCCTTATTGGTTCGCATTAGCACTCGGAGCAATAAGTAGTGAAGCTTCTAGTGATGATTACGAACATACAATAACAAGAGCATCAAATGACCCCTTAACAGCAACTATATGGAGAGATAGAGTCGTTGATACTGCTCAATTCACCTATTCTGTTGTAAATAGTTTAGAGCTCAATTTTGCAGATGATGTAGCAAGTCTTTCTGCAAATATACTTTCTAAATTTCCAACAGAACAAGCAAGAACAATAGCCACAACTTCTTTAAGTTATTATACTTTCAGAAATGCTACCGTAACGCTTGGAGAAACAGAAACAAAAGTTAAAGAACTTACTTTAACGATAGAAAATAATGCAGAGCCGGTATTCGCACCCGGGGATAACGATATAGACAGAATCGCTTGGAAAGGATTTAGAGTATCGGGAAATTTTTCATTATTGTTTGAAGACGAAACAGAGAAAGACGCCTTTACTAATCTAACCAAAAAATCAATGACAATTACCTTCACGGGAGATGACGGGGACTCTATAACGATTAACATTCCAAGTTTTAGAGTTGATAACCGGGAACTGGACAGCCCGAACGATGATTTAGTAGCAGAGAACATTAGCTTTGTAGCAGAATACGATAGTAGCGAAGAAAAAACCATTGATATAGTCGTTGTTAATGGAGTAGAAACTTACGAATCAACATCTTAATAGTATCTTAATAGTATGGTAAATATGGAAACTAAAACAATAAAAACTCCAATAGAGGGAAAGGAGCTTGAGTTAAAATGCTGGATCACGGGTCAGGACTACGAAGACATTCAGAAACCGATAACAAGCGTGAAAATGTATATTGAATCAACAGGAGTAGGAAAGGGAGAAATAAACGCAGGAGAAGCTTCTCAAAAATCAACAGAAATAGCAATTGGAAAAGTTGTTGTTTCAGTTGACGGAAGAAAGGAAAATATCCTCAAGAGTATCCGTGAAATGAGAAAAGAGGATTATCTCTTTGTGCTAAAAGAAGTTGATAATGTAGTAAAGGGAAAAGATTTTACTCAACCCATCAATCAGCAAGAAAGTGGTATAGACTCGGAAAACTAACGAAAGAGATGCAGATGGTTTCAATCTGTGAATTGATGGGTTGGGATTATTACACCTACATAAAACAGCCTACTTGGTTCTTGGAACTCATAAAGTCAAAGATTGAGATTGATTCAGATAGGGCAAAAAACAAAAAATAACATGGCACAAGAAAAACTCTCATTTATAATAGACGCTGAAAACAGAGCTAAAAGAGAGATTGATCAAGCAAAGGGTCAGTTAGAAGGACTCAAAGGAAGGGTGCAGAATATGCAACCTGCCTTTAAGCAAATGGCAGTAGTGGGAACTACTGCCTTTGCTGCAGTAGGGGCAGGGATTTATTCATTAACTCAAGATGCAACAGAAGCTCAAGAGATATTCAATAAGTTTGATGTAGTTTTTCAAGATGTTTCAACTGAAGCTGAAAAAGTAGCACAAGATCTAAGAAATAATTTTGGATTAGCAGAAAGTTCAGCAAAAGATTTATTATCTGCTACAGGAGATATGCTTACCGGATTTGGATTATCCGGAGGAGCTGCTTTGGAGTTAGCAGAAAAAACAAATAAATTAGCAGTTGATTTAGCTTCTTTTACAAACATTGAGGGTGGTGCTGAAAGAGCCAGTAAGGCATTGACTAAAGCATTGCTTGGAGAAAGAGAAAGTGTTAAGGAATTAGGAATAGCAATACTTGAAGAAGATGTGAAAGCGAAAGTTGAAGCAATGAAAGCTGCTGGAAAATTCACAGACGAAACAGAAAGACAACAAAAGGCAATGGCAACATTAGAGATAGCAGTAAGCCAGTCAAAAAATGCTATTGGAGATTTTGCGAGAACTCAAGATAGTTTAGCAAACAAGCAAAGAGTATTACAGCAAAGAACAAAAGAAATGAGAGAAACTATTGGGTCTGTTTTTATTCCTGTTCTACAAGAATTAGTAAATAAAATAGAACCTGTTATTTCAAAGGTTACCGATTGGGTTGAAAAAAACCCAGCACTAACAAAAAACATAATAGCCGTAACTCTGGCAGTTTCAGGACTGGTTGCAGTTGTTGGTCTTCTTGGATTAGCACTCCCTGCTATTATAACCGGATTCGGTCTGCTCATTGGTCCATTGGGAATTGTGTTAGCGTCTTTGGGTGCTTTAGCAGTAGTGGTATGGAAAAACAAAGAAGCAGTTGCTTCATTTGTCCAAGATGGAATTGAGAAAATGAAAGAAGCTTGGGAAAAAGTTCAGCCCTTACTACAAAGAGCTTGGAGCATTTTCAAATCTTTATGGAATGTAGCAGTTGATTTATTAACTCCTGCTTTCAGAAGTTTATGGGCTTCATTAAAAGAATTATGGGAAGCGTTAGTAGAACTATGGGATTTAATATCACCAGTTTTATTGCCGGTATTAAAAGTTCTGGCAACAGTTGTAGGAGTTGTTGTTTATGGTGCTTTCATTACCTTAATAGGAGTAATAACAAAACTTGCAGACTGGTTAGCAACACTAATAACAATAGTTATAAAAGTATTCACTAAAATAACAGAAACGATAGTGAACGCCATTAAAGATATTATTAAAAGCATAGACAACTGGATAAGCACCACAACAGAATCCATAAAAACTGGCTGGAATAATGTATTAGAGTTCTTTAAAAATCTTTGGAACGATATAGTGGGAATATTTACAAGTGCCTACGATAAAATACTAAACATAGTTAACAAGATAAAAGGATTTGTGAGTGATGTAAAATCAGCTGCTTCGGGAATAGTTAGCAATGTAGCAGGTGGAATAACAGACAGAGTGTCAGGTTGGTTTAATCAGGGAGGAACAGTTCCAAGAACAGGAATGTATATGCTTCACAGAGGAGAGCAAATAGCAACAGAAGGATCAAGCGGAGGAACGGTAGTTAATATAAACGGAGGAACTTATTTATCAGAAGATGTAGCTGAAGACATAGGAGATATGATTATCAGAAGACTTAAACTTAACAGAAGAATATGATTATAAAGATAAACGATACAGACAGAACAAGTTTAGTAGAATGGAGTTCAATTCAGATTTTAGATGCTATAACAAATGAAGTTGATACACTTAGCTTTAATATAAAAGTATTTTATGATGGTGACTTTATCCCGGAAGTCGGAAAAGAGGTTGAAGTAACCGATGACGGAACAACTATCTTTGCAGGGGAAATAGTAAGAGTAACCAAAGAGGCAGAAGGTTCAGGCTGGTTAACTTACAATATCTATTGTGAAGACTACACTTATGAATTGGATAAAAATCTTGTTTTTGATACCTACGAGAATCAAGATGTTTCTGACATTGTTAAAGCGATAATTGATGATTACTGCGATGGATTTACATACACAAATGTTGACACAACAGGAACAGAATTAGATTACATATTATTTAATTATGAGCAACCCTCAAAATGTATTCAGAGGTTAGCTGAAATGGTTGGATATGATTGGTATGTTGACTACGATAAAGATATTCATTTTTTTGATAAAAGAATAGGTGAAACTGCTGCCTTTGATTTAACTGACACTAATGGAAATTATGTTTTTGATTCATTAAAAATAGAAGAAGATCAAACACAAGTTAGAAATGTTGTTTATGTAAGAGGTGGAGAATATGTAGGAGACGAAACAGAAGATAAAGTTGGGGAAGGAGATGGAGAAATAAAATCATTTAAACTTCCTTACAGATATAATGAATCACCAACAGTAACAGTTGATGTATCAGCCCAAACAGTAGGAGTTGAGTTTATAGATGATGCCGGAGATTATGATTGTCTTTGGAATTACCAAGAAAAAGTTATAAGATTTGATACAGCCCCTGCTTCAGGAGATGTTGTAGTTTCAGGAAAACCTTTAATACCGGTTATTATAAGAGCAAAAAGAACTGCTTCAATTGAAAAATATGGTGAAAGAGAACATATAATATTAGATAAAAAAATAAAATCAAAACAATTAGCAAGGCAAAGAGCAGAAGCAGAGTTTGAAGATTTTGCTAGCCCTACAAAAGTAGCAAGATTTGTAACAGTAAAACCGGGATTAAAATCTGGGCAGAAAATAAATATAAAATCAGAAAAGAGAAGCATAGATCAAGACTTCTCAATTGAAAAAATAACGAAAAGAATGAGATCCCCGAAAGAAGGATTTTATTACAATGTTACTGCCTCAACAGGGAACAGATTAGGAATACTTAGATTCTTTCAAGAACAGATAGAAAGCACTAACAATAAGGTCGGAGTGTTCAGACAAGAAAATGAAATACTGGATTTAATTACCGATCTAATAAGCATTGACACCATAACTATATCAGAAGACTTGAAAATAAATGACGAAGATACTAAAATAGATATAGAGAGTGTTGACACAATAACAGTCGGAGAAACATTTATAAGAGCTTCATTAGATAGCCCTCCCATTTGGGTCTACGGAGAATACTTTCCTACAGATGATGCTGATAGGAAAAGACCTGCATTCTTTGATAGGAGTTGTCTATATGCATAATTATGGAAAATCAAATTAAAATAAATGGAGAAGTTACATTATCTTTATACGATATTACAAGCCCGGAAGCAGTAGAATTACAGACCAAAATAGAAAACTCAACCGGGAAAAAGTATCGTGAGTTGATAAAAAAACTTCACAACAAATTTCTTAAAAAAAAGATAGTAGTCAAAAACTTATGTCCTATAGTCGGTAGAGCTGTTTTAGCTGCAAGATTAGCAGGAACATTAACCTATTCCGGAGAGATAAACTATTGTGCTTTAGGAACTGACAGCACAAATGCTACTGACGCTGACACATCATTAGGAACAGAGATATTTAGAAAATCAGTTTCTTCAGCAACTTATAACGATAATATAACTTACATTTCAACATTCTTCACAGCAACAGAAGTGTCTGGCACGATAGAAGAAGTCGGGCATTTTATAGACGGAGGTCCTGATGCTAATACTGGTCAGATTTTTTCAAGAATAGAAGATTCAGAAACAGCTGAATTACCGGTAACGAAGTCGGATACAGAATCTCTTACAATTGATTATAAAGTAACAATATTATGAGTGAACCAACTAACAATTTTTCAACAGGAGATGAAGTTCTTGCAAGTGAAATAAACACCAACTTTACAGAAGCCCTTAATGACTACAGAGATTTTACTCTTGGAGAATCAATTTCTGCTAACACCCCTGTTTATTTAAAAGCATCAGACGGAAAGATCTACAAGACTGATGCTTCTTACGATGACGAAAGAATTCATAACTTTGTAGGATTTTTAAAAGAAGCAGGAAGTGCAGACGAAACTAAAAAGGTTCAAATTAGTGGAAAGGTTTCTGGTCTTAGTGGATTAACTACTGGATCACATTATTATTTATCAAACACAGCAGGAGAAATATCAAGCTCTTCCGGAGATTGTGAAAAGAAAATAGGAATAGCAGTAAGCACAACCGAAATTGTTTTAGCATATAAAGTTAAAGAAAAGTCTTTTATTGACGGAGATTTATTTCTTGGAGACGGGGAAGACGGTGATGTAACAATAAGTTCAAACACAACCCTTACCAGAGATATGTATTAT